AACAGTAGACGGAAGAGACATTGCTTCCGATGGTTCTAAATTAGATGGCATTGAATCAGGTGCTACTGCGGATCAAACTGCTGCTGAGATATTAACAGCTATTAAGACAGTTGATGGTGCAGGATCAGGACTGGATGCTGATTTATTGGATGGTCAATCTTCAGCTTACTATCAACCTGCTTCAAGTGCCTTAACCACATCTACATCTTTTGGTGGAGATGTTTCAGGAACTTATAACGCTATAGTAGTTGCCGATGATTCACACAATCATATCATTTCAAATGTAGATGGATTGCAAGCTGCTTTAGATGCAAAACTAGCATCTTCTTCTTATACAGCAGCTGATGTACTTACAAAGATTAAAACAGTTGATGGTGCAGGTAGTGGTTTGGATGCTGATTTATTAGATGGTCTTTCTTCTGCTTCTTTCTTGAGAGCAGACACTACTGATACCGCAACTGGAACATTAAATTTTGCTACAACAAATCATGCATTAATTACAGTTGATACTAATGGTGGAACAAGTGGTGTAGCAGATGAATTTAGAATTGGTGCAGATAATTATGATACTGGAACAGCTTTTAGTGGTGTAACAATAAGACCATCAGATAATGTTAATCCAGACTCTGGTGGAACTTTACTTATGGTACGCTCTGGCGGCGGTTCACCAAGATTTTTTGTTCAACATAGTGGAATACTTGGTTCAACAAACACTGACATGTATCTTGCCACAAATACGGATATGTCAGGAGGTGACAGAGTATTCCACGATGGATATCATCCAAATGCAGATAAATGGACGACAGCAAGAACAATTACTTTAGGGGGAGACTTAACAGGCAATGTAAGCATAGATGGCTCTGCTAATGTTACTTTAACCGCAGCAGTTGTAGATGATTCTCATAATCATATCATTTCAAATATTGACGGATTGCAAACAGCACTTGATGCTAAATTAGCATCTTCTTCATATACAGCAGCCGATGTGCTTGCCAAGATTAAAACAGTTGATGGTGCAGGTAGTGGCTTAGATGCTGACTTGCTTGATGGCATCTCTTCAGCTTCTTTCTTGAGAAGCGATGCTGCTGATACTTTCACAACTCTTTCAGGAACACAATTAAATCTTGGCTCACAAGTTCAGTTAAAAGAATCTAGTGATAGAGCAGACTTGCTTGAAATATCTTCTTCAACAGCTGGTTGGGCAGGATTACAAATTAGAAATACCTCTAATGAAGGCAGATGGTCGTTTATGACCGATGGTGCAGTAGCAGGTATATATGACGATGAAAATGGTAATTGGCATGTATATATGACTGAAGCCGCAGGTGTTGAACTTAGACATGCTAATGCAACTAGATTTAATACAACAAGTACAGGAATTGATGTTTCAGGAAATATAACCCTTACAGGAACAGTCGATGGTGTAGATATAGCAGCTAGAGATGCAGTCTTAACTTCTACAACCACAACTGCAAACGCTGCTTTACCTAAAGCAGGTGGCACGATGACTGGCAACCTAACTATGTCAGGTGCAAGTATCTATCCTGCTACTGATAATACAGGTCAAGTTGGTAATAGCACAAATACATGGAACTTTGGGCATTTCACAAACTTTCAAGTAGATAACACTTTAACTGTTAGGGTTTATATTGACCTAGCTGATTCTGATGGCATTAGATGGGGTTCATCCGATGACTATAGAATGTTCTATAACGGAAGCACCAACTACATGAACTTTGAAATGGAAGCTGCTAACAATGGCTTAGTTTTCACAGACAATGGAACTACTAGATATACTTTTGCAAAAGCAGGAACTCTAAGTTTAGATACCAACGGAAATAATAGTAATGGTGGAAATATTAGGTTGGGCAGTACGCAAAACAACGCTACCAAATTTACCTCAATTACATCAAGAGAATATACAAACAACACTGAAACCGAAGGCTTTACTATTATTGGAAGTGTTGCAACCACTGAAAGAAGTATAATTGTAGGTGGAGGTTATTTAGAACAAAATGCAGCTAATAATATTAAGTTTTATACAACTTCAGGCACAGCAAGAACTGGTACAGAAATTGCAAGATTTACAACTAACGGCTTAACCTTTAATGGAGACACCGCAGCAGCAAATGCCTTAGACGATTATGAGGAAGGCACTTGGACACCAGTAAATGAAGGTGGAACTACAGGCGGTGCTAGTAATTTACAAGGGCGTTACACAAAAATTGGCAGAATGGTTTATGCTCATTTCTCATTTGAAACTACAGGCGGTGTAGATACTGGACTAAACTATAGGGTTATAAGCGGACTTCCATATGTAACATACGCTAATTCACCGATAGGGCAATTAGGTAATTGTAGTATGTATAACCTTGATGCTTATAGATCAGGATATATATTGAACAATAGTAGCGGAAACAATACTGAAATATTTTGTGCTTGGAATCAGACTACTTCTACAGGTAGTTTGTTTAGAGGGTTTTTGATATATGAAACAACATAATTTATTTAGTGGATTCTAAATAAGGAGAAAAATAAAATGGCAATAACTAAAGAAATAATCGAAGATAAAATAGAAATAATAGGTGAATGGAAAGATGTTCAAGTAAGAACAGCAACTATCATTAAAGAAGATGAAGTTGAAATAAACAGATCTTTCCATAGAACTACATTTTCCTGCTTAGATGATATAAGCGGTTTATCTGCTGAAACTCAGGCTATTTGCAATGCAGCATGGACAGATGAATTAAAAGCTGCTTATCAAGAGCTACAAGATAATACAGTAACAGTTGCAGACGAACAAACACAGGCTTAAATTAATTGATTAAACAAATAGCAAAAGACTTTTTTATTAAATGGCAACAAGCATGTTATGTTTGTTTCCCAATGATGGTACAAGGCGATCTATTTGCCTTAACCTTTGAGCATTGGATAAAAGCAAATAAAACAGGAATCATTGCTGGTCTTGGTGCAGTATTATTAGGATACACTTTCCTAAAGAACTACAAAGACAAGAAGTGGTTTCATGGTGTAACCATTGCATCTGCTTGTTTTGTTGGTGATCTGTTAGTGCATCCATCACACTTTGGCGGTGTATTAGGTGAAGCAACATTAACTGCATTAGCATCAGGATTATTTGCTACTTATTTTGTTTATAAACCAATTAAATTATGAAAAAACTAAAAGCAATACTAGGAACCTTAGCCCCGACTCTGGGTGCGGCTATCGGCGGACCAATCGGCGGACAAGCTGGAGAAATACTAAGTAAAATACTTGGTGTTCCCAACAACACAAAATCAATCGAAGATGCTATGAGTAGCATTACAGCAGAACAGATGGTTGAGCTTAAGAAGGCAGAAAAAGAATTTGAACTGCAAATGAAAGAGCTTGAGGTAGACCTTTATAAGCTTGAAACAAAAGATGTACAGGACGCTAGAAAGAAATTCAACAGAGACTGGACACCAAGAATATTGGGCACAGTAACTCTTTTAGGATTCTTTGGTTATATCTTTTTAGTTACCCTTCAACCGCCAGACAGCAATAGTGAAACAACCGTTGCACTAGTTCTCGGATACTTAGGCGGATTAGCCTCAGCTGTGATATCTTTTTATTTTGGAGCGTCAAACACCCCAGATAAAGATGAAGAGTGAACGAGGTACTAAATGTTGTAGAGACCATAGGAATCCCAGCAGCAGTAGCTGTAGGCATGGGATACTTGGTTTGGACATTATTTAAAAACCTTATAGCAGACATTCACAAAAAACTCGACACCCAACACGGTATGATTGTTGCTCTAATAGATAGAATTAGACAGATGGATAATGATATGATAAGGATTGATACTTTAGTAAGAACAGCACTAAAGATACCACCAGATGTAAATAGAATATCAAGATCTGATGGACAAAAGGACCAGAGAAAGGATTAATGGCAGGCTTTAAATTACAAACATTTACCGGGCTTAATGAAAAATTAAGTCCAAGGCTATTGCCAGAGGATGTAGCTCAGGAAGCTGAGAATGTATTTCTAGACAGAGGAAGGCTGGAAGCATTACCACAGGACACCAACGATGATTCAGAGACGGGTCCAACACATCCAGCATCTCATATAGATTCAACAACAAAAACAATATATAAAGCCACAGATAACGAATGGTTTACATTTACCGATGAGGTGGATGTTATTCAAAGCCCCATTAAGGAAGACGCATTTAGTAGGTTTTATTTTACAGGCGTAAGCGGTTCATCTGGTTTTCCAAGGATGGTTGATGCCTCTAACGGTATCTCTGGTTCTGGACCTTACCCGGTAACATCTTATAGATTGGGATTACCAACACCACCGGCATTTACTACCGGTGCTTCTGTGGATAATACAACAGCGGCAGATGGTGCAACAACAAATTCAAGAGCCTATGTTTATACAGAGATTACTTCCTTTGGTGAGGAAGGACCGCCAAGTGTTGTAACCGTTGGTGATATTGTAGATGCGGCAGATGGTTCTACCGTAACTCTTTCTCTCCCGGCTGCGACCAGCGGAACTTACAGCATTGCTAAAAGAAGAATATATAGAACAGACATAAACGGTATATTTAGATTTGTTAAAGATGTTTCTGGTACATCAGCAGGAACTACAACAGATACAGTTTTAGACGCCTCACTCGGGGAAGAAATAGAATCAACCGACAACCTTGCACCGCCAGACGATACTTCAGCAGATCACCCAGATGGTCCAATGCTAGGTATAACAGCAATGCCTAATGGAATAACAGCAGGCTTTAGTGGTAACACATTATTATTTAGTGAAGCCTTCTTACCTCATTCATATCCACTAGCCAATCAAATTACAACCAAGGATGACATAGTAGGTATAGCCTCTATTGCCTCAGGTTTATTAGTAACCACCGTTGGTAAACCATTATTAGTTTCTGGTACAGATCCTAGTGCTATGGCTATGGTAGAGATTGACGCTAACTTACCTAATGCTAATAAAAGATCTTTGGTAGACATGGGAGAGTACGCTATTTATTCTTCCCCCGATGGACTGGTCCTAGCATCAAACTCAGGAATTAATCTTGTTACCGAACAGATATTCACTAGAGATCAGTGGCAGGACTACTATCCTTCAAACATAGAGGGCTATGAGTACGAAGGAAAGTATATTGGTTTTACTTGGGACGGATCCAGTGGAAGCACCAAGAAAGGATTTATCTTTGATCCAAGGGGCGGAAAGAATGCATTTGTTAATTTAGATTTCTATGCACACGCCGGATTTAATGACAGAGAGAACGATGAACTTTATTTAGTTATTGGTGGTACTCTTAAGAAGTTTGCAAGATCTGCAAGCAAGAGAACCTACACATGGAAATCAAAAGAGTTTTACACAAACCGACCAATATCACCGGGTGTAGCGAAAGTAAGTGCTGAATCTTATAACAGCCTTACCTTTAAACTATACGCTGATGGCTCTCTAAAACACACACAGACTGTTACTAGTAACAATATCTTTAGACTACCCGGAGGTTATCAAGCAAAAGCTTTTCATATAATCCTAGAAGGAACAGACCCAGTAAATGAGGTTTGTGTATATGAAAGTCCACAGGAGATTACCTGATGGCTAAAACCAAGGGAACCTTTGTAGTACCAAGAAACTTTGACCACGAGGGCAAGAGATTTGCCACCAAGGTTAATGAATCTATTGCACAATTAAAAGGAGAGTTAGGAGATCCGCTTGACGGAGCTGTAACCTTTAGAGATCTAATTGATGCCGGTATTGCCAAGCGTGATATTAGGATTGGCTCTAACGGACAGATTGTTGGTATTAACTCTAAGGATGTTACCTTCGGTGATGAAGAGGTCCTTGGTATCCCGCCAGCACCCACAGGCGTAAGTGCAGATGGTGCATTTCAGAACATTATTATTGAATGGGATGTGCCAACATTTTTTGGTTTTTCACATGCTGAAGTTTGGGCAGCTACAACAGACGCATTTGCTGACAGAGTTTTCATTGGTCAAACTACCGCAGCGGTGTTTACTCATCAGGTGGGAAATGGACAAACTAGATATTACTGGATTCGCTTTGTAAATACACAAGATACTGTTGGTCCATTTAACTCAACCACTGGCACACAGGCAAGCACCGTAGAAGATATTGGTGCAATGATGCAACAGCTGTCAGAAGATCTTTCAAATCTTCCCGGCTACCAAACGCTTATAGCAGACGAATTTAGCGACATAGCCTCAGATATCTCAACCTTGGAATCAAGCGTATCTTCTTTACAAACTACTGTAAGTGGATTGTCAACCGCAACAACAAGAGTCATAAAATCTACTTCTGCTCCAACACAAAGAGATGATGCTACTAGCTTACAGGGAACAGATATTTGGATTGATACAGACGACAATAATCAGGTTTATGTGCGTAATGCCGCAAACACTGCATGGGTAAAATCAAGAGATTCTAGTCTTGTTACCCTTGTTGGAACCTCTAGTTTTACAGGAAGTGATTTAACTTCCGCAATGGCTTCTGCTCAAGCAGATATCATTACGGCAACAAATACTAATACCTCTCAGGCAACAGCAATCACAAATTTACAAAGTGATCTTAGTTCGGCAGAAAGCGACATTAGCACTAATGCTACAGCCATATCAAGTTTGGGAACCAGAGTAACAACTAATGAAGGAGACATCACAAGCATAACTTCAGATGTAACAGAGTTGGAATCAACCCTTACTGGCTATAGCTCCTCATCAACCGTTGCCTCTGCTATTTCTGGTTTACAAACACAAATAACAGCAAACGATGGAGATATTACAACCATTACTTCTGATGTTACTGAATTAGAGTCAACGCTCACTGGATATAGTTCAAGCTCTACAGTAGCTTCTGCAATCTCAGGATTACAAACTCAAATTACCGCAAATGATGGGGATATCACAACTATTAATTCAGATGTTACAGCACTTGAAGCTACGCTTACTGGTTACAGTTCATCATCAACAGTAGCATCCGCCATCTCAGGATTGCAAACACAAATCACTGCGAATGATGGAGACATCACAACAATAAACTCAGACATTACAGCACTCGAGGCTACTCTAACTGGATATAGTTCTTCGTCAACAGTAGCATCTGCTATCTCTGGACTACAAACTCAAATTACCGCAAACGATGGGGATATCTCTTCTTTAAGTAGCTCTGTAACTTCTTTACAGTCTCAGATAACATCCAACGATAACGACATATCATCACAAGCCTCTGCTATTTCTAGCTTGCAAACCACAGTAACATCGCAAGGAAATAGCATTAGCTCAAATGCTTCCGCAATAACTTCTTTGCAAAGTACCACAGGAACCAACAGTGCAAGTATTACTTCTTTGCAGACTGCAACAACTAATTTACAGAACGATGCAAACGCAGCCTATGTATTAAAGGTAGAAGCAAATGGATCTGTCTCTGGAATGGTTTTAGAGGCAAACGCTTCTGGGGCTGGGGCTGGATCTGCTGTCCAGTTTGTCTCAGATAAATTTGCAATATGGAACGGTACCTCAGGTACAGCACCTTTTATTGTATCTAGTGGGGTTGTTTATATAGACGATGCAAGGATTCAAAACGGAGCTATAACAAACGCCAAGCTAGGTTCGGCGGCTGTTGATAATGCCAAGATTGCAGATGCAGCAATAACAAACGCAAAAATTGCTAACGCAACTATCCAATCTGCTAAGATTTTTGATCTAAGCGTTGCAAAGCTTTATGGAACTTTTGCACAATTTGAATCAGTTATTACTGGCTCCTTGACTGCTGACAGAATATCTATTGATGGATTAACGCTAGACACTAACGCATCTGGTGAATTGATTATTAGCAGTGGTGGTGTTCAAACAGGAAATCTATCTGCTAATGCAGCCACAGTTTTTGATGTTTCTTCAGGCTCTTTTATTGCAACAGGTCAATCAGCCACAAACCAAGTTCTAGTAACAGGAAGCGTAGTTCCAGCACCACCTTCTGGAGAACCACAAAAATTTGCAATTATTGGCAACACCATGAACTCTGGTAACAATACATCAAGCCCAAGTAATGTTATTAGTTTAATAATACAAGTTAGATCAGCTTCTACAGAGGCTGGGGTTGCAAGTGCCTCATACTCGGTTGCACAAACATTTACAACTAGGGGGGAAGCTGGAGAAGCATTCCAAACAGTTACAGCAAACTACACAACAACGGCTGGGAATTATTATCAATTTAGATTTTTAGTAACATATAATAATTTAGATGCAATGTCTGGTGCCACACGAGGTTTTGGACCAAGCACACTACAAACAATAGCGGCATATAGATAATGACAAAGAGAACAATAAGTTGGTACGACAGTGATGGCAATATAAAATTTGTACAATCTGCTGTTACTGAAGGATTAGAAGACGCACCAGAGGAAGGATTAAATTTCATTGTGGGAGAGCCTAGTGGAATTGTTGGTGCTAGGGTTGTTGATGGAGAAATAATAGAGGGCACTGTTAATTATGAGATGCCATTACAGGCTCAAGTCAGATTTATAAGAAACTCAGACTTATCTAAATCCGATTGGACTCAAGCAGCCGACAGCCCCTTGAGCGAGGAAAAGAAAACAGAGTGGGCAACTTACAGACAAGAGCTAAGAGATTTGCCAAGCAACCTAGGAAACGCTACATCTATAGAGGATGTAACCTTCCCAACACCCCCGTCTAATTAGTAATATAAGGGTACATAAATCACAAATTTAATGGTATCTTACAGGGAGAATGCTATCTCTAGTCGATGTACGATTATATTGGGACGACATCCTTCCCGGTATTGAAAAGATCAAGGATGAGTCACAACCGGAGTGGCGGATTGAGGATGTCTATGCATCGTTGATTACTGGAGTAGCGGAGCTATATGTGGATCATAACCAGAATCCATGTAGTAGCTTTATTATATTACAAGAGAAGCCCTTGATCTTTAAACCGGGAAAAAGTTTATTAGTCTGGTTAGCTTTCGATGAGAGGGCTGATGCGGCAAAGAAATATATGGAAGAGGTAGAAACAATAGCCGAAGCCAAGGGATGTTCAAAGGTAGAATTTTGGACCCCATACGAAGGTTTAGTTAAAGCCCTATCCATAAGAGGATATAGCCTTAAATATTATATAGTAGAAAAGGAGATCTAATGTCAGGAGGCGGCGGAAGCACAACAATTAAGGATACACCGGCACAGAAGTCTTTGGCTAAAATAGCAGCCCAGAGATTTAATCTTTATCAACAATACTTTGTACCACTAGAAAATCAATTCATTTCAGATGTATTTGCAATGAGAAGTCCATCTGCTTATAAAAATGTTGAAGGGTTTGTTAATGCAATACAACAACCAGAGTTCCAAAAAGCAAGACAGCAATTAGAGCAACAGCAGTTTCAACAGGGCGTTGATCCAGCATCTGGACAATTCAGAGGTAGAGCAGAACAGTTTACCCAAACTCAAGCAAGAGGCATGGGTCTAGGAACTGCTGAAGCCTTATCTGGACAAACAGATAGATACTATCAAGGATTACAAAATATCATTGCACTAGGAGAGGGACAGGCTGGACAGACCATGTCTGGATTAGCAGATGTTGCTGATATAGCAAGAAGAAGAGCTACAGCAGAAGCAAAAACAGATTTTGCACAATCGTCTATGCTTGGAGAAGTTGCAGGAACGGGTCTTGGTCTTGGTGCGGGCTATTATTTTGGTGGTAAGTCTTCTGGTGGAGGCGGTAGTTAATGGCTGATCCAATGACTAATTTCTATCAGGGTGCATCTTTAGGATTAAACCCACAAATGCGAGCATACGCAGGAACAGAAGATTTTGTTGGAGCCTATGTTCCTTCGCCACAATCAGGTGAGTACTTTGTAGATCCAAATAGAACCGGAAATCAGGCGGCACAAGAAACTCTTGCTGAACTATATGAAGCAGAGTATGCAGATTATTTAAGAAGATTTTTTCCAGTACAACAACAATTAATATCTGAGGTAACAGATCAATATCCCGGTTTAAGACAGGAAGAAATCCAAAGAGCTCAAGAATCTGTAGCCAGAGCATATGCAAACATATCAGGTCAGCAAAGAAGAAGGCTTGGTGGCTTTGGTCTTAGGGAATCTGAAAATTTCTATAGAGATTTAGAAAGATCACAGGTGTCTGCAACTGTTGCAGCAAAAAATCTTGCAGCACAAAGAGCAGACGAGAGACGCATGGAGCTAATGTCAGGAAACATTGGCGGTGCGTTAGGAACAAGAGCAATTGCTACACAGGGAGGAATAGGTGGCTAGTTTATTATCAACAGGTAGAGCTATCAAGGGATCAGCCATGGCTGGTCTTACTTCAGCCGCACAACAAGAGGCTTCTAAAAACATAGCCGAAGAACAATTAAAACAAGCACAGAAAGCACAGCAAGCTCAATTGCTTGGAACTGGCTTAGGTATAGCTGGGGCTTATGGAATAATGCAGGGAGCTGGAACGGCAGCAGCAATAACCCCATTAGCATCAGCAGTTCCCGGTGGAGCAGCAGCGGCAACAGCAGCAGCAAATCCAACAGCAGCAGCACTTGGTTTGGGTGGCGGCGGAACAGCAGCAGCAGGATCAGCGGGAGCAACTTTAACGGGACAGGCAGCAGCAGGTGGTACAGCCGCAGGAGCAGGAACAGCCGGAGGTGCTACAGCACTATTGGCAAACCCAATGACTTGGGCGGTTATAGCTGGATTATATTTACTTAAAAAGGTGTTCTAATGGCATTTGCAGACGGATTACAAAGCGGCTTTAATTTTGCAATTAATGCTCACAAAATGAAGCTTCTTGACGAGGAAGAAAGAAGAAGTAAAGAAATATTTGAGCTTGAGAAACAAGAGAAGCAAGCAGACATAGATTATAGAAATTATCTAATGTCTCAAAAAGAGCAAAATGAAAGAGAAAGTGATGCATTAATAGAGATGAGGCAGGCAAGCACTGAAAGGGATCAGGCTCTTACGGCAACAACAAATTATAATTTACAACAAGCAAAAGAAGCTTCAAAAGAAAACAAAGAGCTTAAAAGTTTATTGACTGGTTATTCTATATTAGAAGATATGAAGGCTTGGGCAGATGATCCAGAATTATCTAAAAGAATAAATACCCCAGTATTTGAGACATGGGCTGGTAACACCATTGGTGCAATAACAAATTTAAGAGATCAAGACAATGGATTTGATATATTAGAAGTTCTAGATATTAAAACTTTTCAAGCACTAGAAAATCTTGCTCCTGTTTTAGACAGCAGAGATTTTTCACAGCTTAATGAATCTAACTCAAAAGATTTAACCCAGCTATTCAAGGGAAGTATTAATAAATTTCTTGGTAAAGAATTTAAAGACTCAGATCTAGAAGGGCAAATTATTGATGTTAAATTAACTGGCGGATTTCAGGCTATAGAGAATGGAGCAAATACCCTAGTAGAAGCAGAATACACCGTTTTAAACAGCGAGGGTAATAAGGTTAAAAGGGTAGGATTTTTACCAGATACAACAACCAGCATTATTTCGTCAGAAATCGAAGCGGATGATGCTAAGGCTGTTTCTGTTGGAGACCTTGTTGATACTGTTGGCGTAACACAAACCATATTAACCGAAGCTTTAAAAAGCCCACGAATGATTGACATTGCTATGCGATTAAGTCAAAGGTCTATCAAGGCTTATTATCCACCAGATAGATTGCAAGATGCCAAGATGCAGGTAGAGGCAAGTAAAATATACAGTGGTGACTTAGATCGCTATACCGCAACTCTTGCTGCATACGGTGGGCTAGATATAGCGGACACAAACTTTGATGACCCAGCGGAAGTAGATGAATTGTTGCGAACTCTTAAAATTGGTTTCCCGGATCTACCAATAGCAACGCAATCTGATCAAGACGGTAAAACTGTTTTAGCCATACCAAGAGGATATGAAACTATTTACGATCTTCTTGGTACCCAAATAACAACCTTTGAAGAAGCCGAGCAGCAGGCTAGAAGCGGTCCCGGAGTTCTAAGCAGAAGAGTAAGTGTTAGAACCAGACCAGACTCATATACCTTCGGAGATTTAGAAATTAAATCAAACGCAAATAGGTCAGATTTTATAGAAGATCTCTCCGGTCTTATAGGGGGAGATGTAGTAGAAACACAAGTACAAAACATTGAGGAAGAATTTAGAAGTCAATACGGAAGAGATATCAGAGATGAGGAACTTCTTGACCAATTAAATCTATTACTAAGAAGGAGATCTTAGTGTGGCAAAAGAGTATAAGTTCGGCGTTTCAATCTTTGAAAAAGAAGAAGAAGAGCTAGAGCAATTAAGCCAGCCCGAAACACTTCCAGAGGAAGAACCAACTAAGCCATATGAATTTGGAAGATCTTTATTTTCTCCAAGGCAAGATAGAACACAATATAGAAAAGCATCTGTAGATCTAAGATCTGGAGAACTAACTCCAGAAGTAAAATCAGATTTCATGCGAGATGCAATAGCCATCAGAGATCAGGCATTATCTGATATACCCATAAAAGCAAAACAAGCATATCTTGGTATACAGGAAGAATTTATTAATGATCTCTTGGGGGGTCCAAAGCTTACAACCAGTTTGGTAAATCCCTTTTCTGAATCTCTTTCTTTAGGATTAACACCAAAACCAGAATTAAAAGCAGCAGCACAGGATCTTTTAAAAGAAAACGAAAAAGAATATAAAGCTTTAGAAAAAAAATTAAGAAAGCTTTATAAAGAAGCAGATCTAACAGAAACACAGGCAGCTGTATCGTCTGGAATTTCTAGTTTCTTAACCCAAGCCCCATTCCTAGTTGCTTCAGCATATACAAGAAACCCTAAATATGCCTATTCATCTCTTGGATATTTTGGCGTACAAGAAAAAGGATTGTCCTACAAGTCAGCAAGACAACAAGGATTAAGCCATGATCAAGCAAAAAAGAATTCAAACATTAATGCTTTGTTTGAGGTTGGAACTGAATTAATTCCTACCAAAATTTTTACAGATTCTTTATTAAAGTATTTAAATAAAAATGATAAGACGGTTAAGGGATTTGTAAAAGACGGTGCTGCAACCATGTTATCTGAAACAGCATCAGAAAATTTAAACACATTTTTACAAGAAACAAATAATGCTTTGTTTGGAATACAAAATGAATTAAGGGCTGCTTGGACAAATAAAGACAACCCCTTATATAACGGACCAAGCTGGTTAGATGTTTTAGGAGACCAAGCATATTTAACCACCATATCTTCATTGGTAGCGGGTGGTGCGAATGTTTCTCTTCGTGGTGCAATACAGTACTCAGACGATGTTAAGAGATCTTTTAGATCAATGAACCCCACCGATGCTGAAAATGTTTTAAATCAAATGAACACTTTGGTTAGAAATAATCAAAGAACATATCAAGCAATGGATCTAATGACTTTAGACGCATTAGACCCAGACATCATTGATGATAATGAATTAGATCCTTTGGATTATTTTGCTGATAACTATTTAAAAATAGATTTAGAGCAGCCAGTCGGGATAAAAGAAAAAGTAGAAAAAACTATAGAACAATTTAAAGGACCAGCTATACAGGTTGTTGGACAAAAAGAATTTGAATCTTTTGTTACAGAGATAGATCAAGATACAGACCCAGAAAAACAAGAAGCCGTGCAATCTATTCTTGATGATATAGAGGGGGATATTGACATTGTTGGACCAATAAATGTTAAAGAACCACCAACATCATTTGACGGGCAACAACTAAACAATATACAAAAATTCGTTGTTGATACAAGAAAGTTTTCTGAAGACATGGTTGAAAACATCTGGGCTAACAAAGATGATTTTAATCAAGAGATGCAAAAATATAGAGATCTTGATATTCAAGAATCTTTTAATTTATCCACAGCAATATATAGACTAGAGCAGGCGGGCATGCCTTTATCTGTGGTAGAAGACTTAGACTTTATAGGTATGTTTGGTGTTGATGAAAGGGGTGGCAGAGATCAAGAATTTAATATTGCTGAATATTTGGTTGGTGCAAATACTCTCGGGTTTAGTGGACTATCACAAATAAAACAATTATCCACATCAGCACAAACTGCTTACCTTGCCTCTGGTTTTGCTCATGAAATTGCACACCATCTTGATTATAGATATTCAGAAGTTATTTCAGATGACAATAAAGGAAGCGTTGTTTTACCAATGCATTACGACAGTCCGCTTTTTAACATACCTGAATATACAATTAAGACTGATCCATATGGTGATAATGCCAGAAGAATAGAAAACGGAAAAGATCCAAGACCAGCGATTCTTGACATACCAGATGATCAAGAAGAGGGCAAAATAATTCAAGAAGCCTTTAAGGTTTACAACAATTTTGGGCTACAAATAAGAATGTTAAGAGGAACCCCGGGAAGACACTACAACGGAAACTTATTGGCTTATCCTCTTTCACAATTTAGCTCTATGATGTTTGCAAGAGCAAGGGGTGACAGCAATAAATCTATTATAGACCAGCACCTTAGATTTCTTAAGGGAGAAATTTTTGCACAGATGCATGCATTATATTACACTAATAGACAATTACTGGAGCAAGGTGCACCAGAAACAATTAAATTAATAGAAAGGACTTACGATGCAATTTCAGTTGACGGAATTAGAAATAAAAGCAGCAGACTACTTACAGCGTTTCAATCACCCCGTGCCGGCAGAAGTCTACAGGTACCTTCCCAAGGACCAATTAGTGAGTCTGATAAATCAGGCGTTGGAGCAGAACCAGCCGGTTCAAGAGTGGGAACAGAGGCAATTCAAGAAGACGGGCAGCGTGATGGATTACCAGTACAAGAACCTAACTACATAAATATAGGGGAGCTCACTCCCAAAAAAGATGGCACATATGACGGTGCCCCAAGAAACAAGCTAGGAAAATTTAAAAACACCCAAAAAGATTTTGATAACTTGGCAAATCAATTGGTTGGATTTGCTGAGCAAAGAGAATTATCAATACCTGATCTAAGTAGAAACTGGTATCAAAATGCATTAGATTCAATTGACCAGCTCACCCAAGGAGATCCAAAACTAAAAGAAGATGTTCTTAGAATGTTTGTCATCTATTCATCTCAAACTCCAGTAGAAACAAATTTAGCTTATGTTTTAAGATCTTTGGTTGCGATGGCAAAAGGTGGCGACCCACTTCCGGGTTTTCAACCTAAAGCCGGTGAATTCGCAAAAGCAGCAATAGAGGCTGATGACTTTGGGCAAAGATTGCCCGGCGTTGGATTTAAGCTTCAGAGCTTCTACGACAATATGACTGGAAAGAAACCAGAATCAGTAACCATGGATACATGGATGTTTAATCTTTTGGGATTTCAAAAAGATCAAGGAGCCCTTGCAAATCATCGATACGGCACATCTGTTATTCAAGAAGCAACTAGATTATTTAACGAAAAAAATAATGACAATATGACTCCTATGCAGTTCCAAGCTGTCTTATGGACATATGCAAGAAATAAAAAATTAAAAGAACAGGGTAAACAACCAGAATATATTGGTTACGAAACTTATATAGACAGAGCCATGGCTACGGTAACCGGGGAAGTAATACCAACCCCATCTGTACCTGATCTTGCTTTTGCAGAACAACTAGATCCTAGCGTTAAAATGCAAATGACTAGAGAGCTTCTTGAAACTATCACAACAGAAGAGGGCAAAAACGAGATAATGAATCTGTTGCCCGGCACAGGTCTTTATAAATTCTCTCATAGTTTCGGTGCATATGATGGAACGGTTAACCCAAACATTATTAGCAGTTTAGTATTAGAAAAAGTAAGCGGAACCAAACAATTTAATAAGCTTGACTTAACTTATGCAGATGATTTTTTAAGAGCTTGGGGTTATGTATTTAGACAAGATGCTGTTCCATATCATGTTGCTAATCAAGATATTACCGATGCAGAGATCGCTGATTTATCTAACGAGTCTGCAAACATAGGAACAGAGCTTAGCTTTATTGACACCACAAACAATCAGCCAATTGAAATGACTGAGGTATTAAGAAATCAAATTAATACTGAGCTTGCAAAAGAGGGAATAGATGGCTTTACTCAGATAGATGCAAACACCATAGGAATTATTAATTATAAATTTAATAATTCAATCATTGAAAACTTTGATCAAAAAATAGCAGATGCTATAGGAAGGGTTCAGATTGAAGGTGTGAGAGCTGACATTTCTCAAAATATAAAATACAATACACAGTATCTAACAAATAACTGGGAGGAAAATCCAGATGGAAATCAATATCTTACCGGCAGACTCGAACAAGAAAGCATACGAGAGGGGCTTGATAGTATCAGGACAAAGGTTGATGAAGTCTACTCAAAATACAGAGACGGAAGATATGACGATGACCCAAGCGGAGGATTCCCAACCAGAGGACCAGAAAGCCCAGACCTAGAAACCCTAGCTTCCAGAGCACCAGTATACGAAGGCGATCAATTAATTGAGCCAGCGTATGTTGATCTATCAATAGAATCAATTCAAAACATTCAAGAAAGATCTTACAAAATTTATCCACTTCTATTCCCTGAAGCTCAGAATACAGAAGAGGGTATGCAAAAAATTGGAGAATGGGTTAGCGAAAATAGAATAAATCCTTATAGGTCTGGAGATCTCGCTCTTGGCAGACCTCAGGTAGTCAGTGATTTTATTATTAGAATGCCTGTAGAAGACTTTCTAAAATTAACAACAACCAAAGATGAACAAATTGAAAAAATAAAACTAGAGGGTCCAAAATATAGCAGGGTTGGAGAAAAAGTTTCTTCTAGGTTTGATCCAGAGGAAATGGATCAGAGACCAGAATCAAACATACCAACATTCCTTGCTGTTGGTCCAGACGGAAGAGTGGTTTCTCACGAGGGAAGGCACAGATCAGCAGTGGCATTTATGGATGGAGCTAAAACAGTTCCTGTAAATATACAAATTGGTTACACCTTTGATAATGCAACTAGCTTTGAAGCAATAGCAGAAAACTTTTTTAAACAAACTGGAGACATTCCAAGAACATTAAAAGATTATGGAATCGATATTTTAAAACCTCAAATGTTTTATGGAGAGTCTAGAAAGGGTTATGAGTTTGATACAAACGATTATCCATCCGCAGCAATTATAGGAGAGGGCAAAGAAGCACTAGAGGTTGCACAAGGACCAGACACACCTAAGATCACAAAGCTTGGCATGGCACCCCCAGCAAGAAAACCATCTGGCAAAGAAACTGATATTAATAACCAATGGACAATGGGAGATGAATCAAATGCATCTCTTTTCTTACAATCATTTAGAGAAAAAGTAGTCAATAATTTTGACAGGGTTGTTCAAATAGAAAACAAAATTGAAGATCAGTTTGGTCCAGAATCCATGAAAGGGAAAAGGGTCACACAAAGAACCGATGTTTTTCATGGAAAAGTTAAGTATAGCCTAGATCAAGCCATGGAAGAAGTTGATACGCTTCTTAAGGGATTGGTAGATAAAAATATAAAGCTTGAAGATTTTAATGATTTCCTTAGAAACTTACACGCACCAGAGAGAAACGATTATATCAACACATTAAGAGAAGCAGGAAAGCCGGGATCCGTTAAATACAAAGATAGAGGATCTGGTATACCAACAGAGCAGGCTATTGAAAAATTAAGAGAGTATGGTGTTGAGCTTATAAATAGAGAGGCTACTGCATTTAATGAAATGGGCTCTAAGTATTTAGCATCCTTTAAAGAATTAAATAAATTTATAGAGGGCACCATTGATATTTATAACAAAGAAGGATTGTTAGAAGAGGGAACCTCAGAGGATTGGAGGGGTAGATATAAATATTATGTTCCATTAGTTGGGTTCGCATCAGATACAAGAGAAGATGCAAGACCTTCTGTTAATGGAAAGGGAATGACCATATATGGACCTGAGCTTAAAAAAGCTAAGGGTAGGGTCTCTATATCAGGACCACCAGTTGAGCAGGCTATTGTTCAAAGACAGAACGCAGTAGTTCGTGCAGAAAAGAATGTGGTAACAAAATCTTTTGCTGATCTTGCTAGAGAATTTCCAAACCCAGAAATGTATGAAGTTGTAGAAGATGCTCCACAAATTAAACCAAAATTAACAGATTGGAATCCTGATAAAGGATCCTATGTTGGCTTTAAAGAAAATGGCGAAATTAAATATGTACATATTCTAGATGAAAGACTAGCAAGAGCTTTCCAAGGTTGGTCAACCGGAGATATGCACTGGTTAACAAGACAGGCACTTGGTTTCACAAGATTCCTGTCTATGGTTAATACAGTTTATAACCCTGAATTTATGGTAACCAACGCATTGAGAGATGTGCAAACTGGTTTCTATAATCTTCTTGCAGAACAAGAGATTCCCGGAGGAAGAGCTCAGGGTCAAAGGATAGCAAAGCAGGCTTTTAATCCTAAGACTTTAACAAAAAGACTTGGGCAGTTTTATAAGGGTCTCAAAAGAAAAGAAATTAAAGAAGCTGGTATACAAAAATACTATGATGCTTATGAACAAGCCGGAGCACCAACAGGATATATTGATCAGCCAACCGTAGAAGATCTTACTAAAAACTTAGAAAAGTTAGTTGCTATGCATCAGGGCAAAGTTGGTAGAAAACTTGCCAGCATTTCATATGAACCAGTATTAAAGTATATCGAGCATGCAAACACAGCAATAGAAAATGGAGCTAGGTTTTCTGTCTTTGTTGAATCAATAAATGCACAAGGCGGAATAGACAATGTAAGTCAAGATGTTATAGATGCTGCGGCAGTACTAGCAAAAAATCTTACTATCAATTTCAACAGAAAAGGAACATGGGGTCCAACACTAAATGCAACCTATATGTTCTTTAATGCTGCGGTTCAGGGTTCTGCTAATTTCTTTAGAGGATTTATTCCCGGTAAAAGATTTTCAAAAACCAAGGGTGCATTTGCGGCTGGGATGGTTGGAATGGCTGCGGCTAGAACAATATACAACTTAATGATCTCAGGAGAAGATGAGGACGAACAATTAATCTATGCAAAAATACCGAGTCATGAGAAAGAAAGAAACATGATCTTTTTACTTCCCGATGCAGCCGGCGTTGAGGAAGGAGAATTTAAAGTAGAAAAATTTGGTGCAGCTAAAAAATACTATGCTGGCGAAAAGCCTATAGCTGTAGCAATACCACTTCCATATGGTTATAACATCTTTGATAACCTTGGAAGGGTAACTGTAGAGATGTTTGCTGACAGAATGTTTGATTTAAAAACACCAGTATTAACGCCAGAAAAAGCAGCATTTGAATTAACTGGTGCATTTGCTGGATCGTTCTCTCCCATAGGTCTTGGATATACTAATGACGAAGGAATACCCGGAGCAGCTAAAAGACTTGGCAAAACAGTTATTCCAACTTATGGAAAACCCTTTTATGAAATATCAATTAATGAAAATTGGTTTGGGGCACCAATTACAAGAGAGCAATTACCCTTTGGACCAGAGCTTCCTGAATCAGGTCTTAGATTTAAGAGCACATCAGATGCGTTTGTATGGGTAACAAAAGAATTAAATGAGCTAACTGGCGGTAATGATTATTATTCTGGATGGATGGATATACAGCCAACAACATTACAATATTTTGCAGATTATATTGGTGGTGGTGCTTTAAGAACAACAAGAAGAACAGCAGATTTCTTTAAAGATTTAAGCGAGGGCAAGGTCGGGGAAAGAGAATTTAACGAAACACCATTCCTTAGAGTTCTTACAGCTGAGCCACAGGGGTATGTAAACGCAAGACAATTCCATGAAAGAGAAGCAGAGGTAGAACAGATATCAAATGCCTACGCAAATTTAACTGGTCAAGAAAGAAAAGATTTTAAAAGGGATAAAGGATGGAAGCTTATTAAGCTTGGTCAGTGGAGAAATGATATAGAGAAAAATGCATATAAGAAAGCAACCGGCTCAGCATTTAAATCTCCTTTATTTGAAGCACAAGAAGATTTAAAAAACATTAGAGAAAAAGAAAAAGAAGCAGAAAGAAGATATAGAGTAAAAAATCCGGATAAATACACAAAGCTCATGGATAGATATGAGGAAGATAAACAAGAAGCCTACATGAAGTTTAATAAAGAATATAACTCTGTCATGAACGATCTTAGAGAAGACGAAGAAGAATGAGCATGATGATGAAAGAAACATTTCTTGATGCACAGATAGCATTGTATCAAGGTCAACTTAAGGTAGAGGAAGCAAACATTCTGAACCTTATCCACAACAGTGTTGGCATAGGCGAACACACATCTATAAGTGACGACATAGATAAGCACATCGCAAAGATTGCTGAATTAAAAGAAAAGATTGAAGTCGCTGAATCGCTTAAATAAGAACGGGACCACCAATAACATACAGTAAAAAGGGGTCATATGAAAAAAACTTGGCAGCCCCGAGAAGGTATCAAACCCTAAGATATCAAAGATACTGTGTTCTCACAAGCGTCTGTTAGGTAGTCCTTAGACAGATGAGCGTATCTATTTACAATATTAAAATCGGACCATCCACCAAGATGTTGAAGGGTATGAAGGGATGTACCGTTCTGTACATGATGGGTAGCCCATGTATGTCTAATGTCGTGCCATCTGAAGTCCTCTAAGCCACACTTTTTAAGTGCCCTGTACCACCCTGTGTTGGATGCCCTAGTAAGCCTTCTACCGGCGTATGTGAAGACATAGGAGCCATTCTTTTTTATTCCGTCCAATAAAGCTTTTGCTTCTTTATTTAACGGAACAGCTAATGATTTACCGTTCTTGGTTTCATCGGCATGAATAGACACCCAGCCATCGTTAATATCGTTCCATTTTAAGTTTAGGCAGTTGGACATCCTGACCCCAGTGAGGAGAGAAAATATGAATATTGGTTTTAAATGGTCAGGTAAAGCCTTGTGCAATTCAGCACACTGTTCAAGAGTGAAAAACTTAATCCTCTTAGAAGATTCTTTTACTCTCTTGATAACAGGCTTTGTGTCCAACCAGCCTAAATCTTCGTAGCAGTAATTTAATACCGCTCTTAAAAAGTTCATGTATCTGTTAATGGTACCGGGAGATTTTTTTATCCCCGCCCTAGCGTCAGCAATATCTTGTTTAGTTATTTGATCAATGTCTTTGTTACCAAAGCATTTAACAAAATATTTAAGATAGGTAGGGTCATTCTTTCCCGGGTTCTTAATTTCGTAGTAGCGTTCTACAGCTGTAGTAAAGTCTCTCATTTTCCTTGACCTCTATACTTCTTATAAGAACGCTTCTTGTTCTTGTTCATGGTAGCCATGGACCTAGGGTTCCTGCCAATAGAGGTGCCTTTGCTTATGTGATTAATTGTTTGGGTTACTTTTGCTTTAGCCATTATCTTTGCACCATAAAAAATATTGCACCAACAAGGAATGCAAAAGTTAAAGCTGCTATAAATTCTTCAACAACCATTGCTTTGCTCAAAATGTTTTTCTATATCTTTCTTGATTGCTTCTTTAGTTTGATCGCTCAATATCTTGCCATCAAAAAGACCAAGAAATAAATTATCTGAATATACATATATTTGTAGATCAATTCTTTTTTCTTTTTCCATTATCTCCCCCATATTGTTTTTGGTTTTTCTTTTGGTTTATACATCACATTTCCTCCCCATCTTCTGATTTAACAAATGCCCAAGCAGGCAATCCTATGCAGATAATTAGGGCTATTATTCTTAGTAATTCCTCAATCATCATACATATCCATGAATGGATAGTTTTTATATCCCATATGCTTGGATACTTCTTCGTCTAGTTCTTCGTTAGACTGACAACCTATATAGGTTGATGATGTAGCCCAAAGAGCAAAGATAAACAAAGCCCCAATAAATGACACTAGCAAAATTAATACAATTCCTATGCCTAAAAATATATATTCCATTATCTCCCCCATATTGTTTTTGGTTTTTCTGCCGGCTTTGCGTTAATGCTCTCCAGTAAAGCCTTTTTAACATCGTTGATGTTATGTCCTTTTGCGTCAATGATCTTAAAGTCATTAAGCCTAGGCTTATAGGTAACATGCTTGTATGCACGATAGAGCGGACTCTTATCGTCATCGGCACTTCCTTTGTAGGTCCATTTGATGTGATCTCCATCGAGATCAAAATAGAATGTATGGTCTTTAAACATATAAACTCCTTTTTACTTATACATACTATTATGCATACTTCGTATACGGAGTCAAGCTAATGATTAGCTTTCGTATTTTGTTTTAACAGACTGATAGTCTTCCTCAGACATCAATGACTTAACAGATAGATCATTAAATTTATGGTCTGAGCTTATGATTCTTATCAACAGATCTATACACTTATGGTCCTGATCAAACATCTGACCTTGGTGTGTAGCCACAGATAAAACTCTCTTGATTGCATCTCTAACTGTTAGATTGTCTATTGTTTTTAATTTCTGTAATTCCATCCAGCGGTTCTCCTGAGATTCGAGCTGCCTGATTTTAAACCCGGCTGCTGCGTTTCTAATATTAATTAATTTTTTATGATGGGAAGTGAAGGTGTTCCAGTTGGTTATCTCTTCCTGAGTTCTGCCGCAGGTATGACAGCTAAGGTCCCCATAAGTCGTAGTGCATACTCCCCTGCAAGGCACACCGTCAAGTTTTGCCTCTCCTTGGATGGATGCGAGTCTCTCAGAAGAAGAGAGACTCTTATTGTCTTGTGAGGTCATTCCAATAATTACGATTCTTCTTTTGTATCGCTTGTATTGGATTCTACCTTACTATCATCCTGTTGTACAACCGTAAAGCCGGTCTTAGGAAGGTGCTGATTTAGCTGTCCTTCTAATACCTGCCTGCCCAGTTGCAATAAACCAAACTCAATAGACCTTGCTTGAATAACATTGTTAGCGAGCTTTAGTTCGTTTACTTTCTGAATAGCGGCATCAGAGAAAGTACTGGTGTCGTACTCTCTCTGCTCGTTATCCACGGTTATAATAATTTTTTCGCCTTCCATTAGAACGGTAAATCCTCCGTGGTTTTAGGTGCTGGTGCACTTGCTGGTTGCTTCGTGTTTAATGCCGGAGCAATACTTAAATTTAATGCTGGAGATCTCTCAGCATCAGATTCGTTCTTGTAAGCAAAAACAACAAACTCTTTCCCGTCAACATTTAAGTTGCCGTTCAAGACATATTTTTTACCTGAGTCATCTGTTTTCCACAGAGCTCCCTTATTCGTATTATCGTATTCCATTGGTTTTAACCTCCTGTTGATACCAATCTTTTAAAATTTTAGCAACCTTATAAGACATACCTCTATCAAAGAATCTATGTCCCTTTTGATTACTAACCCTCTCGAGATGATCGTAAACATCACGATCAACTCTAGAACTTATTGATTTTTTTGGACCCGTTTCACTCGCCATCTTTTGCCTCCATTAGTCTTGTATAAATCCTAGTAGCACCCTCTGATCTGTAGCCCTCTACCTCATGCACTGGGATCTCTTTATCCTCGATCAGTCTTTTGTAATCGATTCTCCCGGTAGCCTGAGTCAAGTGACATTTAACAGACGGCGTTCTAAACGCACCATTGTGCTCATTAATTAATTTCTCTGATAGTTTTTTCTTAACAGCATCTAGGTCTTTTAATTTCTGTTGTGCAACCTTTATATCAAGCATGACCTTAGCAAGCTGACTGGTCTCATCGTTGTCCTCTATGTCCTTATAAGGAACCCCGGGTTCTTTATATTCAATAGACCATCTAGCTATGTTCTCAGGATCTTTCTTGGCTTCCTTATACCAATCCATAAACTCTTTAGCTTTTGGAATATATATGCCAGCCCACTCAGGGTCCCTTGTAACCCACTCTTGAAAGTGCTCACCGGTTTCATACCACTGAAAGAAAAGCATTTCATCTATATCCATGCACTCCATACCAAGTTGCATTTGGTGCCAGTAATTTCTTTTTTGTTTTTTAACATCACTAACCGGTTTTGTTTGTGGACATTTAATTTCTACGGCAGATACATTTCCGTTCCTACCTCTTACTAAAATTCCATCAGGACTCATACCCAACCAGTCATGATCCGGATGCACTACAAAGGGAGAATCAACAACCTCATAGCCCATATCTTTTAATGTCTGTATTGCTTTTGGTTCGTTCTCTTTACCACGAGATATTGCATACAGTGCTCTAGAGTCAAACGGTATTTGTGGTAAACCGTTCTCTTCTCTAAACATATCAATAGCCAAGCTTTCCCAAGGATTTGATTTAACCCATATATCTTCTTTAACGGCTCTTTGGATTCTTGTACCAGTAATCCTACCCATCCTTAGAGCAAACCATTCCTTGGTTCCTTGTATTACTTTTTTAACAGCTTCTACCATTTAGGACTCCATGTGTTTAGCGTAGGCTAAATTAATTTGTTCTCTCTCTTCCTTAGAGGTAAGAGCTGCTGTTTTGTCGTAGTTCTTAAAAACTTTTTCTTTGTCTTCAGGGGTCTTTGCAGACTGTAATGCATTCATAAAGTCATTTAATAAAGATGGTTCCTGTTCTTCAGTTTCATCTCCAACAGCCTCAGGTTCTACGGTGTGTTCAAAAGGAACACAGAAGAATTGAATTAAAGCGTCCCGGTAAGCAAAAGATTTTGCTGCCTCTAGATCTCTTCCTTGGGTTGATTTGCTTTGTCCAACATAGGCGGTGTCGATAAACGATCCGTCTTCTAGTGAAAGAAATCTTAGGGTCCCTTTTAATAAAGAGTAAGAAGTTTTACCGTCTTCTGACATTCTAGTTCTCACCTTCAGATCGGGGAGAAAATTAGTAACTACTTTATTCTCTGTAAGCGGTTTAGCAAGAGAAGCATAAACATCATCGATGCCTCTGTAATTATATTTTGAGAAAGAGTTGTACTTAGATTTCTCAATAGGGTTATGTAAAAGATACTCTTGAATGTTACCAAGAGCTTCATAGATTTTTTGTTTTGACATTGATACCTCCA